ACTCCAGCCCCTGTTGCACCAACAGCCCCTGTTGCTCCAGTGGCCCCAGCTACTCCAACGCCTGTTGCTCCAGTGGCCCCAGCTACTCCAGCCCCGGTTGCACCAACAGCCCCAGTTGCACCAACAGCCCCTGCTACTCCAGTCGCTCCTGTTGTTCCCGCTCCTGTTGCACCAACAGCCCCTGTTGCTCCAGTGGCCCCAACTATTCCCGTCGCCCCGGTTACTCCGGCACCTGTTGCACCAACAGCCCCGGTTGCTCCAGTGGCCCCAACTATTCCCGTCGCCCCGGTTACTCCGGCACCTGTTGCACCAACAGCCCCGGTTGCCCCAGTGGCCCCAGCTACTCCAACGCCTGTTGCTCCAGTGGCCCCAGCTACTCCAGCCCCTGTTGCACCGACAGCCCCGGTTGCCCCAGTGGCCCCTGCTACTCCAGCCCCTGTTGCCCCAGTAGCACCACCCGGAGAACCTGCAGGACCTGTTGCCCCAGTAGCACCAATAGGCCCAGAGGCCCCTGCAGGACCTGCGTCTCCCCGGAAACTTGATATCCACTGCCCACCGTCTAAATCAACGTACCATATCGACAAGTAAGACGACAGGGTGTCAAACCACAAGTCACCTTCATTTGGGTCTGGTGGAGGTGAAGCGGACACCGTTACAGGGGAGTTGTTCGAAGAGCAGGGTGGCTCACTCGCCACCACATCCCATTGACCCCCCTCAAGAGTAACCACCCAAACTTTCAGGGCAAAACTTGTAGGGTTATACCAGAGAGCACCACTTACCGGGCTAGGTGGGGGGGAAGAGGATACGAACGCATTCGCGTAGGAAATTTGCGTATTCGAACTGCTTAGGGTAATCCACTGCCTACCCGTCCAGCGATAACTATCACCTTGCCAAAAGAAAATCTGACCCGGCGTTGGATTTAAGGGGAAATTCTCTATCATATCGCTTACAAGTTCTCGCCCAGCTTATGGTACTTAGGGTTTAAGACTCCACCGCTCAACTCAATTCTTTGAATGCGAATCCCAAGGTCATGGTAAATGTCAAATATACTTACCCTCTTCGTCGACTTAACTACGTCTACAACACCGTCTTCTCGTGTGACAGTGTGGCAATCCGAGGTAAGTCGTCTCGGGTCGATCTCTGAGAGCTCGACGTTTTCGGCAACGACTTTAACCTGCGACATTTACTCTGACTTGGGCGCTGCCTACTTTTACCCTTATTTTCCGAGTTTACGGTCCGTTCGGGAAGCTATTTTACTAGGGAAGTACTCGGAGAGTTTTGCGTGGCGACAATTACCGTGTCCAGTCAGCTAGTCAACGGTGGTATCACCATAAAATGGAACAAAGGGGTTGTAGAACCCGCATTGACAACTCCGGAAGAGAAAGCGGAGTGGAGCTACCTGGTTTCCAAGGGTCTCTACGGCAAGTACGGCCACACCCTTGACCTAAAAGACTGCTTGTTTACGGACTTGGTAATTGCGTTATCGGTGCTAGTTGGCAGGGATAACCTGAATATAGACTCAGATGGATGGCAACAATGGAAAAGGGAAAAGTTTCAGGAGGGCATGAACCCAATACCTGACGGCGCAGCATCTTAATCCGTGGCGAGACCAACTCCTAAGGTGAACAGGTCAGGGTGCCTCTTGTACAAATGAGCCATTAAGTGGGGCTCGGCAAAGTGCTCTAGCGTGGAGGACACAATTTCCGTAAAGTTATCCTTGTATCGCTTTCCTAAGTAAGGGGACAAGAAAGTGTCTAAAACAGCGATTTCCTCTGGTTTGTAGTTCATTCCTACGTGTGGAAGCATCTCGTTGAGTTTTACAACGGGAACTGTTTTCCTTGTGGTACTGAGCGTCTCCAGAGTGTAGGGAACTTTCGTAGTCTTTCCGTCACCGACCAGTTTTTGAGTCTCTGGGTGGTCGTACGCTTTTTGTATGGGAAAGGCCCGAGAGTCTCTCCATCGATTTGAGTAGTTAAGGAGCCAGTCTCTTTGTCCCTCTACAATGTGGCCAATTTCGTGAAATAGAGTTTGTTTTCCACCGTTCGAAGTCACAAAGCCAGTGTTAACCACGGCAAAAGCACGCTGAGCAGGGTCTATCACAAGTTGTGAAAGCTGCTTTCTATCCTCTTTCTTTTCGAGAACCTCCAGCATCCCCCTACCGTTGAACATACGCGTAAATTCCTCAAGGTGCTTACGTGTTTGTGCTATCGTGTCCTGATCGAGCGCTGTCGTGCCCTTGGGTGGCATCAAGGCCACCCTGCTAACAAGCAGTTGAACCTTCTCCTCAGATAAGGGGGTCTTCAGCAGCTGCTCACGAATACCTTGCATTTTGGCCTGTAAACGTGCTTCTGCGTTTCCCCTGTGTCGTGCGACCTTCATGATGGCTCCGGACACCCTCAGCTTTTTCTTTATCCAGCCTGGCTCTCGGTCGACCTCAAGTTTCTTACTCAGCTCACGTAGTTGCTTTTCAAGAGCGTTTGCTTTGCGAAGGATGCTTACAGTTGATCGTAACCCTTCGTCGTACTCCTTAAGGAAAGCGTTTCCTTTCCTGAGTGTGTCCGTTAGGCTCCCTGCTTTGCTGACCTTTAGCTTTCCGGATGCTTTACTCGTCTCGAAGAGAAGTTGGGCCTTGGCCACCGGGTCTTTTACGTTATCAACAAGCGTAAGTGTTTTTCTTTCGAGTGCCTTCAGCTCTTCTTTCTTCTCAGGGCTATACTCCCTAAGTGTTCTCATGTCGTAGGAGTTCCTATTGATTGTCTCCCTCAGCTCAGTTTGTGAGCGTGAGCTGGCAAATCCCAACCACTCGATGGCCTCCATTTTGGGCCTTAGTCTCATGGTGTCGGCCATCTCAAAGGCATCCTTGAGTGCGTTTCCAACTTTCTTATTTGCTTCGTCTATGCGCCAGTTCTCACCCGAAGGCAAATTCTGTCCCTTTAGCTCGGCCAGTTCTTCGTACGCAGCAACCAACTTCTCGGCCCTGGCCCTTAGCTCCGCAGGCAAACTCTTCAAGAGTGCTTTACTTGGTGCTTTGGATCTCGGCTTCTTGGTAATTTCGGGTGCGGGCTCGACTTCGAGAGCGGCTTCTACACCCTTTCGGCAAGTTCCCGCTGTGCCGTAGGCCGTGCCGTTGGGGCGAACACAGCGAGTGAAATCATAGCTTGACCCGTAAAGGGAATCTACAAGTTTTTCTTTCGCCACTTCTTGGTAGTGTTCAAGAGCTGTGTTTGAGAAGTTGCCTTGCATATACATGCCGTCCTCTAAGTAATTTACCCGAAATTGCTTCGCAATTCGCTGAGAATGTGGTCTATGCTAGCAGGGTGGAGTAATTCGGTTGTGGTTGGCGAGGAATAGCGATAGCCATGGGAGCGAGCCCATTTGAGTAGGGACTGTTCAAGGTCGAAGCATTCTCCGAGGGTGGCGTGGTGGATGTGGATTATTGATACTAGGCTGTCGCCTAGCCGTTCTTTTAGCGTGCGCTTAGTAATGCCGATTTTGAAGTGAGTGCCGGACTCGTCAAGGTAGCGGACTAGGTACAGGGTGCCGGGAAGAAGACATTCGGCATTAGAAGGTTTTCGACCCCACCCCGGATTTATCCATCCCTGCTCTTTCTTTTCTTTGATTGTTTGAGTTATGGTCGCACTTCTTCTTAAGTTTGACTCGACCATTTGAGGGGGGTTTCCAGCAAGTGGACTAATCCACCTTGCGTTTGCAGCTTTCCGTTTTTGCTCAGGGTCGTGTGCTTTAGACGCCGAGGATCGACAGCAATAGGTCCTTTGTACGAATAAGTGAACTCTGGAGTTGAATACATTGCCGTGGGGACACGAACAGCGAAGGGGCGCATGGGCGGTCAGCTTCTCAGGCAGCACAACACACATTTCGAGTTGTGCGGCAACCTCGCATATCTCTTTCTTCCAGTCTCTGGCACCTCTATTCCAGGGTCCATTTGTCCGGCTGTAATTATTATCCCCAGTTTGAAATGACATACAAAAAGACCCCACGGTTGTTATACCGCAGAGGCCAAAAAGTAAACTCAGCCGATTGCCGGAGCAATCAAGGCAACAGGAGTTGTGCTAGCCGAGGCCAAATCCAGGGGAAATTGATGGCTATTTTTTTCGTGAATTGTTTCGATCCCAAGGTCAGCCCGATTGAGGATGTCTGCCCAAGTGGGAATAACTTTTCCTGTGTGATCGAGGACAGATTGGTTAAAGTTCAGGCCGTTTAAGTTGGTTGCGGAGACCGCAATACCCATCGAAGCACACCAAATTCCAACCACAGGGAACGCCGCCAGAAGAAAGTGCAGGCTGCGGCTGTTGTTGAAGGATGCGTACTGGAAGATGAGTCGTCCGAAGTAGGAGTGAGCTGCAACAATATTGTACGTCTCCTGGTCTTGACCAAACTTGTACCCATTGTTATGAGACTCGTTTTCAGTGGTCTCCCGAACGAGAGAGCTGGTTACTAAACTCCCATGCATAGCGCTAAACAAAGCACCACCAAACACGCCAGCGACTCCTAGCATATGCAGGGGGTTCATTAGTATATTATGTTCCGCTTGGAACACAATTTGGTAGTTAAAAGTTCCACTTATGCCCAAAGGCATTGCGTCAGAGAAACTACCCTGTCCCACGGGATAGATCAGGAACACTGCGAAAGCGGCTGACACAGGGGCCAGGTAAGCCACAAAAATCCAGGGGCGCATACCCAGGTAGTATGAAAGTTCCCACTGACGGCCAGCATAGCAAGCTATACCAATCAGAAAGTGAAACACAATCATCTGGTATTCGCCCCCATTGTATAACCATTCTTCAAGAGACTGGGCTTCATATAGCGGGTAAAAGTGCAATCCAATCGCATTAGAACTTGGAACCACTGCAGCGGAAATTATATTATTCCCGTACATTAGAGACCCTGAGAGGGGCTCCCTTATACCATCCAGATCGACTGGCGGGGCCGCGACGATGGCAAGAACAAAAACGATTGCAGCGACAGAGAGACACGGAATCATTAAGACTCCGAAGTTACCGATGAAAATACGGTTGTTAGTCGAGGTGACCCAACCATTGAAACGCTCCCAAAGATTACTCTCAGGACGTTGTAAAACTGAACTAGACATTATGAAAACAAGATTAAGTAAGCGGTCTCAGGGAAAGACCTGGTTACAGAATCCTTCACCACCCTTAGATGAAGGCAGGATGAGAGACGGATTGACTTGCCTAGTCCCGGTGCGGCAAGGCGGGTGAAAGAATCAACCGCGACACAGGTAGTATAGGGTGCCTAATGAGCGGTAAACGTTGGTTCCAAAACTTTGCCGGCGCAAAACTTTACTGCCCCCCTGCCCCATTACACCAAAACGGCGCGATTTTCGGCGTGTTAGACTCCCGATGGTCCGACCCCCGCCAGATCACGCCGAAGCAACTACGTTACCCGACTGAACGGTCACTAAGGATTTGATTCAGACTCATTCCTAATTCAAAACAGGAAGAAAAAAGCCTTCGCCATAGATAACCTCGCCTTTCTTTGCAGCTTCTTGTTGCGCACCCCTGAGATCCCGGAAATCCGGAGGATCGTCGCCGTTTTCTGCCATCCGTGTGAACAGAGGTATCAGAGGAATAGAATTGGAAATGTCGTGGATCTCGTCGCCACGGAATTCGCGGCGTCTGAGTCCGTGGGGGCTGCCGTCTTTCGCCAGGGCCGAAATGACAAAGTCAGACCCAGTGATTGGAGTAGGCTTGCGAAGGTAGAAAAGGTTGTTCATTCGTGGAAAGTCTGTATGGCTGTAATATCACGGAAAGAAGGATGGTCATCACCCACCAAGAGATCTGCCCGTTGCGGAGGTAGCTCAGTTATTTTAACTCCTTGCTTCTCTAGTAACTTTCGAGCAGCCGGAGGAATTTCGTGGCCTTTGTAGTACCGGACCTCCTTGATTTGGGAGGTCTTGAGTCCGCCATGGATCTGAGCCTCAACGTAATCAGGGGGCATTTTGGCGAAGTCAATTCCAGGAGTGTTGACAAGAACCCCCCTGGAATGGGGGGATCGGTAGTCTATTTCTACACCCTTGCCGTTATTTCGACGGGGGTTTGAGGGGTCCCTTACAGGGCTCGCCTCTATACCACGAGGGTTGGCATAATCAATGGAGTCCCCGAGGGTGAAGGTGGAACGGTCTTTAACCGAAGGGTTAAAAATGACTTGAATCCCTCCATACTGAGGCATCAGACCTCCAGGTCCACCTTGCAAGGAGCGAGCTCTGTCAGGGTGCTCTAAAACGGCATAAACAGGGCGTCCGTCTGCCTCCGTACTCTGCGGTATCTTTAAGACATTTTCCTCCACTCTTCGCCTACGTTCTAGGTAAGACTTTACTCTTCCTTGTTTCAATCCTGCTGTTCCTTTGTGGAATCCGTTTTTCGCTTCCCCCTCCTTTATGAATTTTGCAAAACCCTTATCTTCGAAGGCCATTACAACTTCTGCACCATCCAGAAAATCCTTCAGTTTTTTGTCAGCGCCACCACGTGTCAAGCCCGAAGGAATCAAGGAATGAACTTCGCCTCCTCCGTCTGATTTAGGTGTAGCGATTTTTTGTGGCTCGCCATAAAAGGCTGCTTTCGCCCTATCGATAAGAGGAGCCGAAAGGTCAATCCGTTCCTGCTCTACAACTCTTCTCCGTTCGTGAAGGGGGTGATCTTGGCTATCCACACCGTTAAGATTTAGCCCGTTTATCTCAGACTGAACCTTTCTCAAGTTGGCATCTGCTTTGGCGTCTACTTTCGACAGATCTCCTACAGCCTTTATGTAAGCCCCCCTATTTACTGCATAGTAACTCTGCCTCAACAACTCGATAGCACCCTGAGCTCTCCTTAGCTCACCTGACGCTTTTCTAACCCTTTCGTCATTCCAATTTAGACCTTGGGACGTTAACTGGTTGTAGTTTTCTTTTGCTCGGTCATAGTTTGACAGAGCTCTATCGAACACTCGCTTCAGCTTCTCATCCGAGATCGATTTGGTTTTTGGTTCTTTTTTGGGTTCCGGCCTTTTCTCTAGCTCTCTCGAAGATTTGTTCTTAGCCGCAATCAGCTTTTCAATGCCTTTTCTCTGCTTGGAATTAATGCGAGGATCTTCAAGCACTCTTTTCAGATCTTCAACTGGCATGGCTTTGATCTTAGCAGTAACTCGCATTAGCTTCCCTTTCGGAGTAGCTTCTGAAACCTCTTTTGCCCCGATTTCGACCCCTTGCCTGCATTTTCCACGAGAACCATAAATGGTTCCATCTGGGCGAACACAGCGTGTGAAGTCATAGACTTCCCCTTCAGCAAAGTTCGCACCTTGCAACTCACTCACAAGACTCCGGTAGGAGTCTAGCGCAATGTCTGAGAAGTAACCACCCATCTATACAGAGTCAAGTACCAACTTTTACCCTACGACCTCAGACGGATGAAAGCAGTGTTAGATGCTTCTTCGCCCGAGTAACCTGTACATAGCACAGATTGCTTTCCTGAGCAAGCTCCCACGGCTTCTTCGCCCAGCGGCTCGGGCTCAGGCGGTCCATGTCCAGTGCAAACACGCGGTCCCACTCTCGCCCCTTGGCTCGGTGAATGGTAGACAGTGTGAGGACCCCCCTCTGGTTTCCTTCGCTGTCCGAGAAAAGCTCTCGAATGTTGTTCACAAGAACCTCAATGGAGTCGCTAGGGTCGCAGTTTTCAATCAGAACACGAAGCGTCCCCACCTGGTCTTCTACCGTGGAGCACCGGTCGTTGTTGCCCTTCGCCTGGGCTTTGGTCATTTCGGCACCTTCCCACTGCTCCAGTCTCTCTTCGAGTTGTGCCACAGTAGTTACTTTCTTCCATCGCTTTGCCAGCTTGATTAGGCCCTCCCCTATGGCCCGCCCTTCAACTCTGCACGCTGTTCCCTCACGCAGTAGTTTGTAGGCAAGTTCGATAAGGGGCTTTGTGGTGCGGCACAGGATGGCGTCCGACGCACCAAATTCCCCTTTGCCTATGGCTTTTTTGACGGTCGTGCTATCCACAACTCCCTCTGGAGCACTTTCGTGTGCCTCAATGTGGCTGACCCACTCCTGGGCTTTTGAAACAATCTTCTTGGGGCACCGGTAGGTGACAGTGAGTGGAAGCTCTGTGGCTTGAAATTCTGTTGCAATGTTCTCTAAGGATGCGTGGTCAGCACCGGTAAATCCGTAGATCGCCTGGTGTTCGTCACCCACGGCGACAAAACGCCCAGTCGGCTTCAGCATTTTCTTCATCATTGCTCGACGGACGAAGTTCGCGTCTTGCGCCTCGTCTAGAAAGCACCAGTCGTACTGACGAAATGGAAGGTTCTTCACCAGCGGTCCATAAATCATGTCGTCAAAGTCCACGACTTTGCTCAGCATGGAGTTGCTTTTGCGCACCAGTTTCGTCGTTTCACGAATGGCATCGTCGTAAGAGGCGTCTTCAGGGAGCAAATCTCCGAGAGAAAAGTGGCTAACCATCGCATCCCAACTGAACGCAGGGTCAATTTGGTAGCCAAGTTGCTTGGCCATTGCCGCTGTGGCGACGCAAAACCGGCGAATTCCCCAGTTTTCTATCGTGTCCTCCGCAATGTTTCCTAGTTTCTTCCCGTCAACCTTAATGTTTTTGTATGCAGCTCGCAGCGCAGCGAAGCCGAACGAGTGACACGTCCCGGTCCGCACTCGGCTCTGCAGCCCCAGAGGTGCTACACGCTGAGCGATCTCCTCAGAAATTGCCTTGTTGTACGCACAGAACGCCACTTCCCCCTCTGTCTCAGGGAGCATTTCCACCAGCAAGGTGGTCTTTCCAGACCCTGCTACGGACCTTACGATGAGGTTTCCGGATCCGGTTCGAACCCACCCCTTGGCGGCTTGCTGCTGAGGGGACAGGGAGAGGGTGCTTTTCATGAATGGGTTCCCACGAATGTGGCTTTCATGAACCAATTATACCGTTTCTGACGAGTAGACTCAAGGGTTTTAACCGGCGATTTGGGGGCGGTTAACCGCCTTTCACCGGTTCTTATTCAACGGCTTGTACAGCAAACGAAGTCGTGCTCCCCTTTTAGGGACGTTATTGCTCAGCGTCTCTCCTCCCTGTCCGCCTTAAGCATCCTTGAAATTTCCTCGCGGTTGAGCGCACCCTCCTTGTCGAGTGCCGCTTGCAGCTCAGCTCTGGCTTTTTTCGTCGCCAGGGTGCCCCCGTAATTTGCCCGTACACGCTCGGCAATGTTAGCATGGAGCACCATTGCGTTTCCAAGCTCCTGCCCCCTTAGATCCCTCTTCGGTGCGGCTTCAGCGGCTTTACTTGCCGTGGCACTTACGGGCTCCGACGGAGATTTCTCCGACAGCAGTTTATTCAGCTGCCCCCTTTGCCTGTCGTTCAGTCTCGGGTCACTCAGAACTTTCTTAAGGTCCTCAGCCCCCAAAGCCTTAATCTTCTTAGTAACCCGCATTCCACCCGGCTTCGCCCCCCTCTTCTTCTTGTCCGACGTCGCCCCCCTGCTTGGAGTGGGGTCCGCAGCCTGAGAAATTCGGGCCTTGCTCGGAAACTTTGTGACCCCGCTCGGAGTCAAGTTCTCTGGTACAAGGGGAACCATCACACCGGTCTCAATTCTCCCTTTGTCCAGGGAGTCCCGAATTTGCATCTTCGTCTTATTGAGCTTTTTGTAGGCACTACTCAACTTTTCAATCTTATCCTGAGTAGTTTTCCTCAAGTTGTCGAATTTCGGTGAGTCCGACATGCGCTTCAGCAACCCCTCCTGGCGGCTTAGCTTCTCTCCCACCTCTTTCATTTTCTCGTTAATTACAGTCCAGTGCTCACCGGTTAGCCCCGCTTTGACCTTGCCCTTTGCACCCACTGTTTGAGTCCGCCCAGAGCTTTCTACAATCTTCGACCCTTTCGGGAGCATTCCCGCAAGTTGGCTTATTGCATCGTTCTCTCCCTTCTCTTCAGGGGTGCCCTTGCGACAGGTCCCCCCGGTGCCGTATGCAGTGCCATTGGGGCGGACGCAGCGAGTGTAGTCGTAGTTCTCAATATATTCTCCGCGAGCTTCACCGGAGTTTGCAACAAATTGCTGCTCTCCGCGACTCTTAACTCCCTCGGAAAAGTTTTGAAACTTCCCTGTGTCCGCAAGGTCTGACGTTTCGTAGCCTGCTTCACGCATCAGAGCGAGAAACTTTTCGGCGGAGTCAGGGGTGAATGAGCCTTGCATACGATTTACCGTGTATGCCTTATTTTACCCTGTTTGCTTCGCAGGCGTAAAGGGGCGGTTAACCGCCTAATAAAGCTAGTGAAACGTAAAGCCAGTTATACCGCTTCAAGCTCAACAATAACATGCATTGGCATTTTCGATACTTTTTTCACTTTGAACGGCTGACCACGGGGTATAAGAACTTCCTCTTCCGATTTGGCCGCTGAACCTTTTCCCAAGTACACACCCCCGTGATCCCCCGAAATTTTCAAAGTAACTCCTACTGTATTAAGCGCGGTGTTTATTGAAGAACCCTTTGCTGTAGCTTTGTTATACTCAATCGCCCTGTTACCGAAAACAGATCCATAAGACTCATTACTTCGTGCCCTATTCGCTGATGAAGATTGGACAGCAGGATCAGAATATATTCCTCCAACTTTGAAGTACTTGTCAACATCTGTGTAGGGAACTCGGATCCCTCTTTGAAGGTCTCCGCTATGTTTGGGGAGTTTTGCCATTGCAGACTGGAGGCCTACGATCGCCTCGTTTGCAATCAAAGGTCCACTCGTTACGCCTCCCACGCCCTTATACGCCTTTTCAGTTGGTTTTCTCCCACGCATTAGGATGTTCATGGCAATATATCCGTTTTCGCTATAGTGCAAAATGGATCCCAGTTCCACTGCAGTAAGTTTGTGATCTTTCGCAAACTTTCGGTAGTGGTCTTGTTCGGACTTTGTGTACTTTTCTAAGAGACTAGAAAGTTTCTGTCGAGCTTTCTCACCTTTTGTACTAGTATCTGGCTTGAACTCCCTCACCTTTGCAGTTGAACGACTCGGTGAAGAAGACTTTCTTGGGGGATGCTGCCCGGAATCTGGCTTAGCTGCTTGAGTCCCTTTCCTGCATTGCCCTGCTGTTCCGTACGCGTCGCCGTTAGGCTTTACACAGCGAACGAAGTCATAGTTCCATTCAGAGAAGGAAAACCCGTGAGTATCTCTGAGGATCTCAGCGTAAGTAGAGAGTGCTTCGTCAGAGAAGGAGCCTTGCATACGATTTACCGTGTATACTCTATTTTACCCTGTTTGCTACGCAGGCGTAAAGGGGGCGGTTTACCCTCACCTTGATTCCCCCCTCCGCAACCACTCTTAATCTCCTCGGACCGCACCCACTCCTTCAACCCAGCAACGTACGCCCTTAGCAACTCAGCTTGTTGCAAGTTCTGGGGGCACCCCGTTCTAAGATGCAAGGACATGTGTCGGTCTATTGCATCTAGGCATGTTTTGATGACAGGGTTCCACGGTTCCCTGACTTTCGTGTTGTATGTTCTTTTCGTCTCGTCAAAGTCTTCCATTGCCTTGTTAACTACGTACTTAGTGTGGGAATCCGTTTCGTGAAGCAGCAAATTTCCAAGGGTGCGACCTTTGGTTTCGGGCTCCGCACAGTCACAAATAGTCCGTCATTTGCCAGAATTCGTATACAAATAAGGAGTGGGAGCGCAAAGAGCCTAGTTCTTCTACCGCAAGCACAATCAAACAACTTGGAGTGTGCGATTGTAGTACATTTTGCGGTCTTCAAGACCGTTGTAGCCGCCGTTAACTCTCCTGGTAACCTGCTCCACAGAAGGGTTTTTGTCACAAAGAGCATTCATTCCGTTGTTAAACCACCAGAATCCTGCCGAAGAGAACGGGTAATTATCCGCAACGTAGTTCACACCTTGCATCACCTGAGGGTCTTTAGTAAAATTAGCAAAGTCTTGGTAGTTCGCACGCCCTGTCAATTGTATGTAGCCCGCACCCTTGAAACGGGGGCCATCGCCCGGTTGTGTATTCCCCAGGTCTCTCCTACCTTCGTAGTCCCACCCCGAAGCAAGTTCTTTCTTCCAGCGGCCACCGCCGGACTCGTGAGCTGTTTGACTGAGAAAATGGCGAATTCGGGGCGGTGTTGTTATTCCGAAGTCCCCGAGGCACTTGTTTAGCTCGGACACTTCGGAGTCAGTGATTAGGGTAGGGGAGCATTGCCACACGTATGCTAGAGTTTCCTTGGAAACATACTGCTTCGGTGAGGGGGCCACAGGTTGAGTGGGCGGAGTGTAGAGTTTACGGTACTTTTTCACCCAGGCTGCCTCATCTGTCAGCAATTCTGGTTGCTTTGCAAAAACTTGCTTAGCAAAGTCAAGGAAAGCAGCTTCTTGGTAAGGGTTGTCGCTTCTGCGGTAACGAACGAAATCGAGGAATTTTTCCGGTGTGAATTGTGGCATTGTTACTTGGTTACTTGGTTACTAAGGTTTTACCCCCAGGCCCCCTAATAACTGTTTCACTGAGACTGTGCCCTGCGGATCCGTTGTGTTGCAATTTCCAGGTACTCAGGCTCTCGTTCAATTCCGATGAAGTCAAAACCCTCTAGTTCACACGCCATACCCGTAGAGCCTGACCCCATGAATGGATCGAGCACGATGCCACCGGGCGGGGTGACAAGGCGGCACAGGTAGCGCATCAGATCTACCGGTTTCACTGTGGGGTGGATGTTACCCTCTCCCCTTTCGCGTTTACTTGCTTTGGGACAGTAAAAGAATCGAGCGGCGCTGCCGGTACTGCCTGACGGGAACAACCCCACCACCTCGTCGCTGCCGTCGTGGATCAGGTTGGCGGGCCAGCGGCCAAGAGTGTTTAGCTTCTCAATAGCAGCGTCTGCGGCTGCCTGCCTGCGGACTAATCCGTTTGGATCGTTTTTCCACGGACGATCCCACCCATCTGACGATCCACCTAAAATTGCTTTGCCGCTCATTTTGGGCAAAACGTCGTCCGTCCCCACCCTGCACCCATCCACATTCAGCGCCCCAGTGCCGTGCTCCAGCACGTTGGCGGCCACGGTGCCCGTCAGCGGCTTACGGGCCATGGTGATCGGCTCCAGGGCGGGCTTTAGCGCAGTGCCCCAGCCGGCCCACTGCTGGGCTTCAGGGGTGGCGGGGGCGTCTCCTGCATGCTCGTGATAACCGTTCGCCCTTGCTTTCCTCATCCAAGGCCGTTCGTCGAGTTCATTTGAAAATCCTTTTCCCGCCGTTGATCGGGGTGTCATAGGGGTTCTAACCACCTCCCGCTCAGCCCCCCTCGCCTTATCAATCGCCTTCGATACATCTAACGATTTCGGGAACCCCGACCCGTAGACCCAGGCGATCATGTCCCGAATCTCAAAGCCCGCATCCTCAATCCTTGCCGCCATCCGATGCTGGGTGCGCGTGCCAGCGAAGGCCAGCAAGTGCCCGCCAGGCTTCAACACCCGCAGGCACTCGGTCCACACCTCAACCGTGGGCACGTTATAGTCCCATCGCTTGCACATGAAGGACAGGCCATAGGGCGGATCAGTCACCACTGAATCCACACTACTATCGGGCATGGTTCGCAGCACGTCAAGGCAGTCGCCAAGTAAGAGAGTCATTCTTTAGTTGAGTATGTGTAGTTTGTTTTGAGCCTTTGAGGGGCATACGGTTTTACCCTCGGCCCCGTAAGAGGAATCACTAAGAGCACAAGGAAAGGTTCCCCCGGCCTATGTCTCAGTAGTATCCGTCTTGTACCTGTTAATGCCCCTGATGAAGGAGTCCATGTTGGTTGCTTTCTCGGCATCTTCGATGAACTTGCGCCTGTCCTCGAAAGAGACTGGTTGAATAAGGATGGCGAGAATGCGGCTGATTGTAGGGTCGTTGATGTTCATTCGTTTTCGTCGGGGATTTGTGAGTCCATGGCGGCAATGATTGCTCCACGGTTGAGAAGAACCAAATAGTCCTCCCCGTGTTGGGGGATCGTGTAAGCGTGTATTCCTAGTGCCGCTGCAGCTTCACCTAGGTCCCTATAGGTGTATCCGGTTTTTTCCTTTGCGTCCTTAACAGTCCTCTCAGCCCACTTCATTGCTTCGGTTCTTCTCTCAAAAAATGTTTCACCCTGGAATTGAACTATATTTGCGTCTTTACGAACGGCAAAGACGGTTATCTTGGATGATACGTTTTTAAGGTTCCCTGTATAAGCCGTGGCGGTTCTGATGGCTTTGTCCTCGCCCCCACCGTTATCACCTCGAAGTCCTTGAGAGTCGTCTTGAGCCGCTCCTGCAGAGTAAGACCCGTTACCATGTACCCCCCTTCCAGGGTAGTGAGTATCTCCCTCACTCCCCAACCCTTTGAATTGATCTGAAAATTCCTTGGAAGTAACACCACGATAGAAGATTAGAGGGGATCCGTCAGAGTTTGTTACAATGTCCTTTCGTTTTCGTAAATCGTCGACCGTTGCAACAAGCTCGGGCTTGGCGTTGAACCCTTGCCTCTTGTACAAAGAGGCTAGTGTTGGGGATGAGGGTAGTTCTGGAACTACTTTGTCTATCGGGGAGCTACTTCCCGGAGTCTTGTCATACTTAGGAGACTCTCTCAGTGCCGCTTCGTACGTCTTCGGGTCTCTACCCGGCAGCCTCCTCTCTCTCAGCTCCTTTTCCTTCTGATAAATCAACAGTCGAAGATTAATCAATCGGGCCTTATTTGCAACCGTGTCCAACTCCGGCGACTTAACCAGGGTTTGCATCATCCTGTAACTTCTTTTTATTTCCGCCACTGCTTTGGGACCTGACCCAACCCAATCGTATTCATCCTGCACCTTGGGGTTGTTTTCTGAGACTGCTTTCCTCAGCTCTTCCCTGCTGGTTTTCCTATCTCGCCCAGTCCCCTGCTTCACTAGCCGACCTTCAGGAGCTTTCTCCCCTTTGCTCTTGAGTAAACCCTCTAAAACTGCCCTTTGCTTTGGGGTTACGCGAGGGTCCTGGAGAACCTTCTTAAGGTCTTCAGCTCCCAACCCTTTTATTTTTTCGGTGAGCCTCATTCCCCCTGCTTTAGGGCCACGCTTTCCTTTTACTTGACTCTCCTCTTTCGCCCCAATTTCTGTACCCTGCTTACACTTTCCTCGGCTACCATATATAGTGCCGTTCGGTCTTAAACAGCGAGTGAAGTCATGAGTGTCTCCATCGGAAAAGTTCAAAGGGTGCGTCTCGGCGATGAGAGCTTCGTACGCTTGGAGAGCTTCAAAGGAAAAAGAACCGGATACCATGTTTATACTCGTTGAAGTTACCCGTTGCAAACAGGCAATGTTGGCTTCCTTTCAGCTTGGCCGCCTTGCCGCCCCATTTCTTGAACTTGCTGCTGAGGCTGCTGGTCGAACGTTTGACCTTGCTGCTGTGCCGCTTGCTGCGCTTGCTGGGTGGCCTGAAGCTGCTCTGTGCTTCGAGGCTGGGGCCTCGGACGGCAGTTTTCCTCGTAGCTTGCCGAGAGTTCCTTGCCCTTTTGCCCCAACTCATCAAACATTGCCAGTCCTTTAAGATCGCTACGCGATCTTGGGCCTTGCTGGGGGTTTCCCTTCGAGATAGAAACAGGGAAGATTGACTCTGAACTTTGCTCCTTTTGCTTACCCTCACTTCCTCTTTGTTTCCCCGGACGACTATCAATGTCCATGCCTTGTAAACTTTGGGCGTGCGTAGTTTTGTTCTCTCTCGGAAGCTTCTCTGTGGTCTTGCCCGTCAAAAACTGCTGTTCCCACGGAGACTCGCCGTACAGCATTTCTTGTACGGCAGCTAGAGATTCGGTTGTAAATCCGGGGACGTTCATTCTTACTAGTTCTTTTTCGATTGAATCTGAGTGGAAGTTAGCGTTCCGTGCTCCAGGGTACTCCCGCTCTTGCGGTGAGTTCTACTCATCGCATTCTTCCACTAACTACTCCACCCTTAATACCCGACTCTACTCTTTTACGGAAAGAGTCTCTCTTTCTCTCTTCCGGGGTCATAGCCTCACGCTCTTTCGCTGCCTTGGTCCCAGCCTCGCTTCTACCCTCAAGTTTAAGCCTTTCTGCCATAGCCTTCTTTATGGCTAAGGCGTGGCCCTCTTTCACATCGGTTTCATCGTTGTCTATGGCTTTAATCACCGCCTTATGAATTGCCCCCAAGTGCTTCACTGACTCTGCCTTTGCGTAAATCTTGTTAAAGGTCCCGTCCGCGTCACTATTCCAGCTTATATTTCGTTTAGCGTCCTCTCTCGCTAGCTCCAGTTGTTCCGGCGTCATTGGGCCTAACCCACGGCTTTTTGTTAGGGCCACCTCTATTCCCTTGCGGCATTGTCCCGCCGTCCCATATGCGCTACCATCAGGTTTTACACATCGAGTGAAGTCGTACGATTCTCCCTCAGAGAAGTTCTGGGGGTATCTTTGAGAAACAAGTGCTTCGTAAGCTGAGAGGGCTTCACCGGAAAAGGAACCGTTTGTCATGGTAATTCTCTTTAAGTGACTTTACCCTACTTCCTTCCTATCAACAAGGCCAATAGCCGTCCAACCTTACCCCTGGCAAGAACCGTCGGGACGTCCACAAGTTACAAAGTCCAAGGCACCGCCAAGCATCGAAGCAACCTCCTGAGCAACCTCCTCGGAATAACCCATCGACGTTAGCCGCTCTGCATGATCCTTCGACTTTCCTGCCATTGAAAGTGCTATTGCAATGGCCTGATCTTGAGACTTAACAACCTTACCTTCTTTCCCCTTCTTTCCTCGTCCTGAATGCAACGGTTTCGGATCGCCGTGCTTCCACCGGTGCATCACTTGCCCCACTTCGTCTTTGTGGGCCGACATCGAGTGATCTTCAGGAAGCTTCGACATTTTACGTGAACCGGACTTACAGATATTTTACCCTGCCTACTCTCTTTGTTATAGGCGGACTTACCCGTATGAACAGAGGGGGATCCCACCCGTGGGGCTAGAGGTAAGCCCCGCCTAAGAGCGCATCCTCACTTACATCCCCCTTCTCTCGCAGCTTCATTGCAGCTTCAAGGTACGGATTTGCGCCGTCACCAAGCTCGCCGCGTCTTTCCTTGTAACGAGACATGAGCGCGATATACTGCGCGTCGTTTTTTCCTGTAGTCCCTTTCATTAGATACCCTTGTAGAGTGTGTTGATCACTTCCATCGCTTGCTTGTCGCTTAGTTTAGCCCAAGGTCCCACCTTATACTTCTCGTCGCGAGTGCTAGTTTTAGTGGTAAGAACTTTAGTCATGCCTTCACCGTCTATTCCAAAACTTCGGAGTTTCTCGATAGCTCTCTCTCTGTTTGTGTACGCTTTGTAAGCTAGCGGGGCATCCTCTTCGAGAAATGCTAAGTAGTTTGCTTTTTGTTTCGGAGTGTTATACTTTCTTTCCACATCTGCAATTAGGCTCCCACCTGGACCCCAACTCTTAAAGGTGGAGTCTGCGCTTTTTCCTCTGGGTCCCGGAAAGGCACCTAGTGCCTCCACAAGAGCAGCTTTCGGATTGTCTTGCGCCAGCCCCATATCAACAAATCGCCCTTTACCCTTCTCATCTACCAAAACATTGCCCCCATGCATATCATTGTGT